CTCTTATCGAAGCAGCTATTAACGACTTGGCTATGGCTGGTACTATCACATTTGATAGTTCAAACGTCGATTCAATCGTTAAAGAGGCTATTGCTACTTTCGTAAAGATGAATTTTGTCGACTTATCGACGACAGCGGAGCGGGAGCAGTTCGGGAAGATATACGATAATCTTAAGACCCGTCTCACTATATCCAGGACTTACAGAGCCCCCGAGGTTGAAGAAATATGAGGATAAATAGCTTCGCCAACTTAATAAGCAGGACGACAGCCACGACCCTTGACGATCTCGGCCAGATGATCGAGACCGTTACCACTTCGAAGGTTCAAGTCACTGAAAAGCCAATCTCTTCGAGCGAGTTTTTCAAGGCTCACCAAGAAGATATACAGGCCTCCGTTTTGCTCGAAATGTCTCGCTTCAAGTACAACGGCGAGAACGAAGTCGAGTATAATGGTCAGACTTACGAAGTATATAGGACTTACCCGCTCGGAATCTCAAAGATAGAGCTTTATCTATCCGAAAGGAAAGGGCTCGACTAATGGCTAAATATAACGACTTTCAAAAGCAGATGATTGCAATATTGGATGCCGTTGAAGGTGAGACCGGAGCAGCTATAAAAGCAGGATCCGAAGAGGCTGCTATATTAGTAACGCAGACCATAAGAGATAAAGCTATGAGTTATTGGCCCAAGTCTAAATATCCCAAAAATTGGGTTTATGAAGAGGATAAACACGGCTATATTATTCACAATAAGAAAACCTATCGGCTTGCTCACTTGCTGAATAACGGCCACCGAGTATTTAACAATCAAGGGGAATACGTCAAAGACTCGAAAGCTTTTCCGCATATCCCCTCACAAAAAGAAGTCGAAAAAGTATCACTTGAGATTATGTATCGGAGGTTAAATCAGCTATGACGATCAAACAGTTAATATTAGATCTGAAAACTGCGACGGGCCTCCCTTGCTTTTATCAGGTAGTTCCCAACGGTACAAAGCTCGACTTTATTTGTGTTAGACGAGAGTCGGCAAGCTACGATCCAGCCGATAACATAGGCTATCAGCTTATAAGTCATTATGTAGTTGAACTCTGTCAGGCTTTCCCAAGGACGGAAACAGCAGAAAACGCAATCCTTAAATACTTCGCAGATAATTATATAATCCCCGAGATATCGGAAGACTACGACGAAGCTCAAAAGTTTTACACTATCGAATTTGATATCGATTTATTAAAAGATTAGGAGGAAAAACCGAATGAATGAGATTAAATATCATTACGGTATTAAAAACGTTCACTATGCAGTAGTAACGGAGACAGTCGGACAGGACGGCTCTATTACTTCTACTTATGGAACCCCGAAGCCCCTCACAGGTGCGAAGAGTATTTCACTCGCTCCCCAGGGCGATACTCTTAACGAGTATGCAGATAATGGTATATGGGCGGTTCTTGGAGCAAACAACGGCTATCAGGGAGACTTAGTTCTTGAGAAGCTGACGGAAGACTTCGAAAAAGACGTTCTCGGAAAGCTCGAGGATGATAACGGCCTTATAGTCGAGGGAGCTACTCCGAAAGAGATTTATTTCGCTCTTCTCTTTGAGTTTGAGACCGATAAGAAGCAGAGACGTTTTTGTTTCTATAAATGCTCCGCTGCAAGAGTAACAGTAGATTCACAGACTAAAGAGGCTGGAATCACTTTAAGCCCCGTTACAGTTACGATCACAGCTATCCCGAGAGCTGACGAGACCGAAGTCGCTACGGGAGTAACTGACAATCTCGTTTACTCTTTCGCAGATAACGACTCGGCAAGCTGGACGAACTTCTTTACAGCAGTACCGGAGCCCACATTCTAAAAAGCAAAACTGCTATAAGTTTTCTTCTTTCAAAGCTGGGGGAGCGGGATCCCAAAATTCTCCGTATAAATTAACTATAAATAAAAGCCTTCACTTCGTTGAACTTTAACCCGCTCCCCTTCTTTATTCAATTAATGGATGATGTTCCACGTGGAACATATAGGAGGTAAAATGAAAAATTCACTACTTACAATCGGAGGAAAAGAGATCCCCGTCAATGGGGCTTACATCTTCTATCAGATATTCGAAGATGTTTTCGGGACTGACTTCTTCGCTCTCTTGACGGAGATATCAGAGCTTAAGAACCGACAGACTCAAATAACAGAGAAAAAAGAGCAGACCGAAGAGGATAAAAAAGAGGTCTTACACCTTAATCTTGCTATCCTGTCACTTATGAAGAAAACGAGTCAAAAGATGTTATTCGTTTTCAATCTATTAACGAAATCAGATTCGGAAGTATTCGAAGCAACGATCGAGAACTATTATTCATTCTTGAAAGAGTTCCCGCTTCGGGCTTTCAATACTGAGGAAGTAAACAATATATTTAACTACTATAACGACGTAAGCAAATCGGAGGTCGAATCAGCCGACCCCGACCAAACACCACGAGAAGAATGACGACGGCCCTCGTGGTGTTAAGAGCGAAAGAACTCGGCTTCTCTATCTGGGAGCTTAAGCTAATGAGGATCGGACTTGTTTTCGATATGTATACGGAAAAGAATAACGATTCTCACGAATACGAGATCCAGGGGGACAGCGATTCAATCCGTCGAATGTTTGGAGGCTAAAAATGGCGAGCAAAGTTAGAGGAATATCGATCGAGATCAACGGC